ACTTGGTTCTGTTGGATGAATGGAACAGAAATGGAGTTCGCAAGGCTGTCCGTCAGCGTGAACACAAGCAATTCCGCAATCACGATGTATCTCCGTGGCAGAACATCAATCGCAACGGGCATTATGGGCGTGGACAGCTCGTGGACGGTGACTCCACTCGCAAGTGACGCAGAGGGGGTGGCGTACTGATGGCAAGGGTACTTATAAACGAGAGTAATCTTCAGAACATAGCAGACGCTATCAGAGGCAAGAACGGAACACAGAACACATACACTCCATCGCAGATGGCGGGAGCAATATCGGCAATCAGCACGGGGCTTGATATAAAGAAACTGACGGCAACTGTGAGCGCAGACACCACGGGAACGATTACGCTTCTGACAGACCCACAACTGAAGAAGGCAAGGAACGCATCCAACGGCTTCGTACTTATGCGATACCTCGGAGTAGGTGCATCGACAGCAGAGTTGATGTTTTGGTTCACGGCAAACTTCACGATAGGCTATAGCGGTTCAACAGCATATAACAGTTTGGTCTTGAGGGCAACAGCATCAGCTATCAATGCAAACTACAATACGCACGGACTCGTGGGCGACAACTACAACGGACATATAAACATCAATGCGAACGGTGCGCTGATTCTGATGAACAACGCAACGTATCCATTAAAGGCAGGCAACTACGAAATCCTTGCCGGCATCTGGGAATAGGTCGCTCTGGGAAGGCGACAGATACTTTCACCTCCTTTCTACAATATCACGCAAGAGAAAACCGGGACGGACGGGTCCCGGTTCTTTTGCGTTTTTGACGCGTTTATTTTCGATTTAAGCGATTTTATTCGTCCTTGTCGATGTCTGTATCCTCGTCAATTTCGGTCTCTTCATCGGCCTCGTCTAATACGGCAAGTGCATCGACAAACTCAGGATGGTCTCTCAACCAGTCCTTGTGTTTTCCTTTACGAGCTGCGCGATTATAATTGATGCGATCCGGTCCGTCTTTTATTTCCCAGTAGGAGAGAGTCCATCGTCTAGGACCACGATCTTTTTTGCTGAAGCCGAGTTCGTCGAGACATTTATAACAAATATATCCGTCGGCTATAGCCTGACCACGTCTTGTCACGCCGATTCCTTTACCACATCTTTCGCATTTCATAATAGTCACCTCCGTAATCATTATATAACAATCATTAAGTTTCAGGAAACAAATTGACAGCCTCGACGGGGTAGTGTAATATGATGACGAGGTGACTAAGGGCAGACAAGCCCTTTTAAAAATCAACACAACTATTCCTAAAATCATAATGAAAAGGATTTTATCCTAAAACGTGCATTTTTCAACGTTTTTGTCGGAATTAGTTACACTTAACCGAATTACAGTCCAAATTAAGTACCATCTAAAATGATACAGTCACCTCGGGGTACAGTAGGAGGTGACTTTTTTAATGAAACGTTCGTGCTATGAACAATTCGCCATCGTCCACGCAGACTCGGCCTCGTTATTCAATCAGCAGTTGAACGAAGAGATCCGCAGACTCAAAGACAACAGTCCTGTTGTTAAATTCTCCGAGTCAATTCCATTTTACGCGCAAATTAAATACATAGTCGATGAAACGGCACCTGAAACCGTAGCGGAAGCATCCGCTGTGGAGGGTGTTCGCTTTGTGTGCGCTCAATGCCCTTATTTCAAGGCACCGACGAAGGATGACGGAACACCTGACAGGCGTTGCAAGTTTGGAGACTGTGAACACACAGAACTCGGAAGAACGCTCAAAGCGTCACCGGCTTGCGACAAACTCTATCAGCTGATCAAGGAGGGAGACGTGAAACTATGCTTTATGGATTAGGTATGATGTTGCTCCTTCTGTCGGGGGCATTTGTAGGCGGTTCGGCTGCGGTTCCTATGGTGATCGCGACAACTGGCATCACAATGATGATATTCGGAAGGAGGCCGGCAAATGGTCGAGAAGAGAACCCAGAGAGATAGAATCCTGTCCTATCTGAGACAGCACGGAACGCTGACAGTCCGGGAGGCAATCACAGAACTCGATATTATGTCAGCACCGAAGCGCATCGAAGAGCTTCGCAAAATGGGTTATATTATTCCGCTCGACTGGGTGCAGACTGCGTCCGGGAGCAGATACGGAGTTTACAGACTTGAGGAGGTAACTAATGGGTAGGCACGACATAAGAACGCCGGAGACAATGCCGAGAGCATTGGAAGAGCATTATAAGGACAGAATCAAGATTCTCGAGAAACAGCTCGAGACGTCCACAAACAAGCTCAAAGACGCGATGATGCTGCTCGAGCGCAAAGACATAATCATCGCAGAAAAGGACGCATATATCGAGGAGCTGAGAACAGCCTTCATAGATGCGACGCTCAAGAGGCACAGAGGGGAGGCAAGATAATGGAGGGAATCAAATTCACAGTAAGAATGAAGGTCGCTTATCTCGCTACCGTTGACGGTAACTATCAGACTAAATATGCCACAAAGAAATTTGTTGCTCACAATTACGATGATCTCCAAAATTTGCTTCTGACTCTGATTGAATCAAGCGACGATTCTCTGGAACTGTCAATCGACAAAGAGAAAGAGGAGGTGTCCGAGTAATGGCAGAACTTAAAGGCGACTATCGCAAGTTTATGGATAAGAACTTCCTCGGAGCGTGGGACGTACCGGACGGTGACGATCTCATTCTGACAATAGACCACGCAGCTCGTGACGATGTAAAGAACGAGCGCGGATCAGAGCGAAAGCTGACGATTCACTTCGTCGAGGACTATAAGCCGATGATCCTGAACGCGACAAACTCGAAAGCGATCTCCGAGGCTTGCGGATCTACAAAGGTCGAAAAGTGGGCCGGCCAGAGAATCGCAATCTATACGCAGAAGGTCACAGCGTTCGGAGGCACGACAGACGCACTCCGCATCAGGAATTATCCGCCGAAAGAGACGAGAGCGTTCTGTGAGGACTGCGGCTCCGAGATAACTTCTCACGGCTCGTACTCGGTCAATAAGATCGTGACGCTCTCTAAAACGAAATACGGCAAGGCTCTCTGTTGGGACTGCGCTCAGGCGAGGAAGGAGAGCACAGATGCTTAGCAAGTGGAAGGTGCACACCATAGAGCTGGCCGGAAATACTTTCTTCGAGGTCTATCGCTCAACCGATGCGGCCTCAAAGAAGAACCGTGAGGAGACTTTTGGAGGCTATTGGACGACCGAAGCCGAGGCCCGGGCACTCGCGGACAAACTGAACGAGGAGGGCAAAGAATGAGCGCATATTCTGAATGGAAAGCGGGGCTCATAACTGACGCAGAATACAACACTATATGCAGAAGAGAAGAGGCCGAGGACAAGGCGTGGTGGGACACGTTTGATGACGAGGAGGTGTTCGAGGACGATGATATTGACGAGTTCTAATTATCACAGCATAGAGGCAAATAAAGAATACTGGTCAGTATCACTCTTCAAGGCTTTTGATAGGTGCGAGGCTTCGGGCCTTGCATCTGTCCGGGGCCAGTACGAACGAGAACAGACCGACGCGCTTCTGATCGGGAGCTATGTCGACGCGTACTTCTCCGGGGAACTGGACGAGTTTATCAAGCGAGACGGAGACAAGCTGTTCAAGAAGAATGGCGAACTCTATGCGAAATTTGAACACGCGAACGACATTATCGACACGGTCGAGGCTCAGCCGTTAATGATGGAATTTCTCCGAGGCGAGAAGCAAGTGATCCGGACCGCGTCGATGTTCGGTGTTGACTGGAAAATAAAAATGGATGTGTTCAACGGTGAGCGCATCGTCGACCTCAAATGCGTGAAGGACTTTGAGCCGATATACAAAGACGGCTTCGGGCGAATGGATTGGATCTCGTTCTGGGGCTACGACATTCAGGGCGCGATCTATCAGAAGGTCGTCGAACTGAACACCGGCAAGAAGCTGCCATTTTACATCGTAGCAGTCACTAAAGAGAAGGTTCCGGACGTGGCTGTTATCGAAATACCGCAGCACGTTCTCGATACGGCTCTCAAGATAGTCGAGGCGAAAATCGACAGATTCGACCTCGTGAAAATGGGCGAGATCGAGCCGGAACGCTGCGAGAAATGTGAATACTGCAAACAGACTAAAAGATTAACGGCTCCGAGTGTGTTCGATCCGGAGGAGGTATAAATTGGAAACAAGCAAAATAAAAGTAATCACAGCTTTTAATGATTGTGCTAATAAGTGTCCTGAATTTGAGTTAATAGCTGATCGTTTTTGTAGCGATTCCGAAATTTATGATACGAAATTCAGATGCTCACATTATGAAAAATGTGAATTGATAGAGAGAAAGTTTAAGAGGGGTATGTAAATGCTGAACGACATAAAAATCCACGGCTATCTCGGACGTGATCCGGAGCTGAAAGAATACAAGAACGCTAAAGGCGAGACCGGGCATCTTGTGAACTTCTCGGTCGGTGTCTCGCGTGACATGGGCGAGGAGACAGACTGGTTCGATGTGACGTTCTTCGGGAGACGTGCCGAGGTAATCGACAAGTTCTTCGGCAAGGGCTCGCAGATAATCGTCTGGGGCCGTATGCAGAGCGACACGGTAGAGAAGGACGGACAGAGGAGGAAGTTCTGGAAGCTGATCGGGAACGGCTTCGACTTCTGTGATAGCCGAGACTCAGCGAGAGGAAGCAACAATCCGGCTTTGAAGGAAGAGGATCTCCCTGATTCGTTCGAGCAATTCGATGAGGATAATCCGTTCTGATGGCTAAGGATCAAGATAGACAATTAACCGACGCAGAGCGGGCAGAATATGACAGATCTCTTGAAGAGTTTAAGCAGCATAAGCGGGAACAACACCAGAAGATGCTCGCTCTTCAGTCGTTACCGTATGAGGTCAAAGTCGGCAAAGCTAAACAGCGTATCCGTGAGTTTATACAAGGGTGCGACGACCTCGGGTATGACACACACGTTTCCGTCGGAGGACTTGATTCGATAACGCTTCTTTGCCTTATAAGAAGTATGAACATCGACATCCCGGCGGTATCTGTGAGCGTACTGGAGGACAAAAGCATCGTAAGAGTCCACAAGGACCTCGGCGTGATCATGCTCAAGCCTCTGAAGAATAAGCATGAGATTCTGCAAGAGGAAGGGTTCCCGGTTATCTCTAAAAAGATAGCGACGAAAATCATGGCTCTTCAGGACCCGACGGAGGCGAACGCTACAATCAGGCACGCAATCATCACGGGCGAGTGTGGAGAAAAAGGACATTTCGCCACGAATAGCCGGATGCAGCTTCCGCAGAAGTGGCTCGAACTATTCGGCGGATACGAGAACGAGAACGAGGGCGTCAATTATAAGAAGCCTCCGTTCAAAGTATCATCCCGGTGCTGCGAGATCATGAAAGAGAAGCCGTGTGATCTATGGGCGAAGGAACATAATTCGAAGCCCTTCCTCGGACTAATGGCTTCGGAAGGTGGACGCAGACAGGACGCACTCGAAGAACACGGATGCAATTATTTCGGAAAGACAACAATCCGCTCGGCTCCGTTTGCTCCATTCCTGAGGCAAGACCTTCTCCAGTTAGCTCTCGATCTCAATGCCCCGATTCCCGAAATATATGGACGCATTGAGCGGGGCCCGAACGGAGAGCTATATACAACGGGAGCCCAGAGGACAGGCTGTGAAATGTGTGGCTTCGGAATACACATGGAGAAGCGTCCTCATAGATTCGACAAGCTATACGACCGAAACCCAAAAGCGTGGGACTATTGGATGAATAACGTCTGCACCGACGAGAACGGCAACAAGTACGGCTGGGGGCTCGTCCTCGATTACATCGGAGTCGAGTGGCGTCAGGAGGGCAGACAATACAGGCTCGATGAGTATATGGAGAAATTAGCCAATGAGTAAACTGTTGCTCGTAGACACCAGAGAAAAACCGAAAGCAATTCAGAGCATACT